CATCTCACGATGCAACAATGGCATGTTGTACAACTGTGGTGCTTGACTTGCCAATTGCAGAACTGCTTGATATTTAACGATTTTTTGTGCCATGGTAGCGGCATTTGGGTCGCTAACAGGAATAACATCACAGCATTCGTAATCTTCTTTTTTGACGTAACGACTACCTTCTTCGGGTTCATAGTCGTAGTCTTCACAATTCTCGGCAATGATTTCCTTAAGTAAGGTAAATTCTTGTTGCATCGAATAGTAGATACGTGCCTGAATCGCAGATGTCATCTTGAGAGTACGTTCCAAGATAGCCATGGTTGTACCCACAGGCGCTTGGCTTGACATATCCGATATCTTTAAATCACCTGCGCTTGCAAAGGCTCTTGCTTCTTCGATAATCTTATCAAGGAGTTGTGCCAATACAAGGCTTGGTTCTTTATAGGGCAAAGGTAGAATATTGTCTTTGATGGCTCCGCTAGGTACGTCTACATCCCTAAACTCACCCGGTGCTATAGGTGTGTCATCACCTTTAATACGCAGTCCACGAGTTTTGAAGCCTCCTGGCAGGTTTGACAATGTTCCTGCATCCACAAGTTGACGTGTGATAGAAGTGCCAGATTTAGCATAAGCCCCAAGAATATGGATAAGTCCAAAACAATAAAACCCAAAACCCGGTATATATCCATAATGGACAAAGTGCTGTCTCTTCTGTTTCGTTGCATCATCTTCCTTCCAATTTCTACGTATTGCTAGAACGGTTGTTGTGCCCTTTTCAATGGTCACAATGTAAGGTAATTTGATGCCTGTTGGATAGCCATCTTCATCTATATCTTCATAACCGGATAAATCTAAATCCACCATTATTTCTAGAACTTTGTAACGACTGTCCATCGTTGCTCTAAATCCTAGTTTGTCGGCAATTTTCTTTTCTACTTCATCTAAATCATTGGTTGGTTCACTTAATTCAACATCACGGTAGAATCCTGCCACCATGAGTTTTCTGAGTTCGTTCTCTGTTTTACGCATGACGTGCGTAACACGCTCGGCAGTCTGAAGGCTACTTGCGCCATAAGGAACAACAATATCTTCCGCAGGTACATAAATAGACGCTTGTCTATTTAACTGTGGGTCAAAATACACTTTCTTAAATGAGTTACCTGAAAGACCTAATCCCCATAACATTCTTTCATGTTCAGGGCGATACTCTTGCATTCTGTCCATGAGTTGATAATTCATATCATCTTGGACACGTTGTGCTGAATCTTTTTTATCAGGTGTTTCTTTACCAATAATTTGAGTACGAACAGGTCCTTGCGCAGGGAATGTTGCCATCATGGTTTCTGCTTGGAACTTGACTAAGGCTTCTGCTAGGATAGGGTGGTAGACACCACAAGCACCTTCCCATGGTTCAGAACGTTCTTCAATCTTTAATCCTAAGAGTTCAAGACCATCTACGTAAGTTTGCATCCAATCCTTACGGGAGTCGATATCATCTTGGTAATCACTGAGTAATTCTTGCGCAAGGATTTGTAACTCTCCCTCGCTCATCTCATCGGCTAAATTGCCTTCAAAACTAATAGCAGGACTTTCAACCTCTTCCTCAAAACCTTCTTCATCAGGTAATTCAATTTCTATTTCAATGTCTGGTTCATCCATCAGACTTTCTATACCCATTGGTGCTTGCGATAGAGATTTTTCGATTGCCATATAGTATCCTTAGTAGTATGCCACTTTGCGTTTAAACTCCTGAACCTCATCTGGTTCATCGCTGTTTAAACGAATAAATCCGCCCTGCCTAAATCTTAACAGAGCCTGACTGGTTGAGTCTACTATATCGTCATGGTCGCCATTGGGAAAACTGGCGCATTCTTCCATTACTTCCTCTGCCCATCGTAAATCAGGACACCACACAAACCCCGAACGGAATAGGTCAGATATAGCGTTTACACGGGCTATCTTGTCACTTCCTTTGCTTGGAGTATATTCTTGTAATGGTATTCCCATCCTGCGCATTTCATAAATAAGAGGCGCTCCTGCTGCTTTTTTCTCCACAATCAAGGAATCAGGAGTCCATTCTTTGTAAAGTTCAAGGGCTTTTTGTTTTAATTCAGGGAATTCTAGTCGTGCTTTGAAACAATCTAACAGAATAATATTGGCTTGTTCCATGCCGGTATCATCTGCATGATAAAAGATTCCCCATGTTGTACAGACGGAGTAGTCAGCCCTGTTGTTTTTTTCAAAAGCGGTATCCCATGACTGAATAAGATATTCACAAAAAGGTGGATTATTCTCTTCCCATATCTGCCAATACTCCCTTTTGATGATAGCGCCTTCTTCTGAGGTAGGATTTTGTTGGTATTGTGCTTCCCATTTACTGACAGGAATCTCTGCTTTGATGGCTTCTAGTTCTTCCCGACTCCAAAATTGGGGCCATTGCGGAACACCTGAAGGCATTAATGCAGGCAATTGAATCATTTCCCACTCGTTACTACCATCCCTTTTCATGGAATTATCTATAATCTGCCCTGTTAGGTCTTTCTTTGACCAACGGGTCATCACCACAATAATGGAACCACCCGGTTGTAAACGTTGGCGAGGACCAGATGAAAACCATTCATAAACTCTATCGTAGACCTCAGGGTTGCCTTGCATGGCTTCTTGTTCAGAATGTGGGTCATCAATAATCAGTACATCAGCACCTTTACCTGTTACTGCACCACCGACACCAATCGCAAAATAATCACCACCTGCGTGGGTATTCCATCGTCCTGCGGCTTTGGAATCACTCGAAAGTTTAGTCTCAAAGACATCTTGATACTGCGTTGTATTGACTAAGTTTCTAACTTTACGACCAAAGTTTACTGCCAACTCGGATGTATGGGCAGTCTGAATAATCTTTTTATTAGGGTATTTACCTAGATACCATGCAGGAAACATAAATGATGCAAACTCTGACTTGGTATGACGAGGAGGCATATTAATGATAAGTCGTTTTAATTCACCTCTTGCTACTCGTTCAAATGCTTCTGCCATGATGGCATGGTGTTTACCAAAAATAAATCCGGGCCACATCCTATTCACGAACGGCAGGAAATACTCCTTAGCCCTCTTTTGATTGTCATCATCAAGAACAATCCTTATCTTAGCCACATCAGGGTGGTCTTTTGGTAAGGATACAAGCCTATCCATGTAGGCTTTTAACTGTTCCTGCGTAAGTAAATTATTTATCACAAGGAAACCATTTTATCTACGGATTTATCCACTACTTTCAATGACCTAATCATATAAGGCTTTACCTGAAGCAATCCTTTTTTCTGCAAGGAATGGATAATCCTATGTATATTACTCTTACTTCTTAGGTTTAAACCAATAGCAATCTCTTGGTATGACGGTGAATACCCGTTTATCTTAATATACATAGCAATGAAGTCTAAAACTATTTTCTGACGCTCTGTCATTTTTTAATCCTTTCAATCAATTGCTCCATTTGGTCTATGGCTTCATCTTGAATAATCGTGTTTTTAACATCTTCAAATATAAACAATAACTTTAGCCGGTTAGTTCTAGACAACTCGTGCAAGTAATCCATCACCATAAAATCTTTGTCATTTAATTTTTGTATTTCCAAAATATATATACCCCCCTATGTTTAAACAGGAAACGTTCATGGGTAGTATTCCATAGGAACGTTTCTATGTCAATGGGGTAAATTAACAAAGGGTACCCACCATTGATTCAATGCTTTGCATTTTCTCAAACAAGTTTAAACAAGAAGATGGGGGTGAACGTTCTTGTGGGTAAAAACTTGTGATAGGGTGGGAGAATTATACTGTAAGGAGACATAGGTACCCTTTTCAAAAAAGAGGGTCATATGGGGTCTAAAATCATCAATCACAGCGTTTAAACAGGGTATACCCCCAAAGTCTTATAAACAAAGGTTTCTAGACTATCTCAACGTTTAAACACTCTAGACGTTTAAACACTCAGTGAGTAATGTCTTGCCTAACCTTGTCAGTCTCATGTAGTAGTGACATGGATTGCTCTAGTTCTTTCTTCAGTGCATCAATGTCATGCTCATCACTCTTAGTCTCGATACGGTCAGTGAACATACCTACAGACTTACCTAGCAGTTCTAGACTGCGTATTCGTAGGCTCAATGGATTGTCTTCAGCCATTGCGTGGTCATATAGTTCATCAAGTACCTTCTTGCGTGTCTTGAGTTCCTCGTTGAGTATTGCTTCTTTGGTGACTGACGTTAGAGACTGTAGAAGTACACTCACTCTCACATCATTCATTAATCTGTTCGCAAGTTTCAATATGCTTGCCTGATTTGATTTAGTACAGTTGTAAGCCTTGAGTACTGCTTCTCTTGGTGAGTCACCTAGTGCGACATACGTAGCGAATGCTTGCATCCTTGCAGTGAGTCTTTTATCGCCTAGTTGTTTCTTTGCTTTACGTTTACTGTCAGTCTCTTGTTTTTCTTCTATCTCTTGTGGTGTGTGAATACCATGAGGTAACCCATTCTTCTTTCTCTTAGGCTTACTCTTCTTTACTGCCATCCGTAGCACTTCGTTATAGTTTCCCTCGCTTGGATTGATATCCATGTTCGCAAGTAACGTGCTATCTAAGCCAATTCCTGTAAGGCTTTGCGGTTTATCGTGTTCATTCATATCTTTTACCTTTGTCATTAAACATCGTCATGCAATCAATGCTAATCGTTTAAACACAACGTGTAAACAATGTTCGCTGTTTGTTCTCTATCCCTTGTTGCATAAGGCTCTCAAACATCTCAAACATTTCATAAATTCAATACTTTTCTAACATCAAACATTCAATACTTTTTGTGTAGGCAGTAAAAATATCTCAACGTTTAAACAGTCAGGCTCACGTCATGAGCCACTGCAAAATCGGCACCAAAAGGTACCTTGTAGACATAAACACCACAGTCGTAAGTCATTGATTTATATAGAACATAAAGATTATTCAAAAATACCTTGCACTTGTGTTTAAACATGTGTTTATAATTGATAGCATCACAACGCAACACGTGATATCAAGCAGTAAATGGACTAGAAACGGTCTAAGTGGTGAGAGCCGAGAGCCACTAACAAAACAAGTGCGGTATTCGTCAGGACACAGTGCGAATTAAAAGTAAAGGTGTAGTTAATATCAGGACTTAAACCTGTGATTCGAAAGGCTAGTAGTCAAGTTGAAGTGGAACTCAGCGAGATGAACGAGAATGAGAATAGGCAACCGCTAAGACTCTAGAACTAACAGGCTAGACGAGTGCGCAGTTAGGTAGCGATACCTTGTTCTTTTGAGTGCGAAGTCATGACTCGCATTCAAGCAGTGCCGATGGTTCACTTTATAAACCATCCTTACCTAGTACCTCTCAGGCAGTAACCCTTTTAAACGGTGACTAGGTAGACAGTACTCAACGAGATTAAGTCTCATAGCGCATTGCAAAAGCAGTACGCTAGAGGATTTATTTTCACTTAACAAGGGAGGTTGTATGAAGTTGCAAGAAAAAATTAATTTCATTAAATCGTGGGGATTCGATGGTTTTGTACCTTGTACAGGTATTTTCATTCGTGCATCGGATAGCAGTGTTTATGAGGTGTGGCGTGAAAGCAATCCTGATGTCATCAATCTTTATTACAACGATGGCGATGAGTTGTTTCATTCTTTTAATATCAATTGGAATTTATTTAAGGAGGTTGTATGAAGTACTTTACTAGAGAAGTTATGGAATTAAGCAATGCAATTGAACAGGATTACCACGAGCATTTGCTTTTACAGGTGAGTCATCCTGATATCAACGACATTCAACGTGTCAAGATTTTACAGAGGGAAGTTGATAGTCAAATCAACACTTTGCTTGGTTCATGTAGTGATGTCACCTTGTTTGTCACTCGCATCAAACTTGGCATTGCGAATCGTGCATTGTCGTTTGCAGTCAATCAATTGGAGGTTGTATGAATCGTTTAATCGAATTTGTTTTAAATGTTGTCGGTGTCATCGTCATGCTTGGGCTTGGTTACATGCTCGCCCTTGCTTTTATTTCTAATTCATAGGGGGTCATTATGGCTATTAATCGTGAACAGTGGTTGGGCAATGCAGTTGAAGAACTGCGCCCTGTATTTGATATTGTGGGTCATCCATTACCTGAAAACATTCGTGTGACGTGTGGCTTTCCGTCTCGTCATGCTCGCAGTTTAAACAGGGCAATTGGTGAGCATTGGTCTAATCGTGCAAGCAGTGACAGTACGCACGAGATTCTTATCTCACCTGTCGTTGATGATGCCTTTGAAGTGTTTGGCATTCTCGTGCATGAACTTGCGCACTCAGCAACAGATGGTGACGGTCATAAGGGTCGTTTCCCTAAACTCGTTAAAGACTTGTGGCTTGATGGTAAGCCTACATCCACAGTTGTAGGCGAACGTTTCCGAGAGAACTTTGCTGAGTTGGTTGAATCACTCGGTGAATATCCTCATGGGCATCTCAACGTCAAGGCAGACCGTAAAACGCAGTCAACACGCATGCTCAAGGCAGTTTGCAACACATGCGTCGAATACGATGGGTCAGGTGGTATCAAGTCGCAGTACGTTATCAGGTTGTCGGATAAGTGGGCTAAGGTGGGCTTACCTACTTGTGTGTGTGGTACTCGTTTTACTTTATCTAAATAAACAGAAAGGCTAATCAAAATGAATTTATCTCTCATATCTATCAAGCGTTTAAACAGTGTGCTTATTAAGAACGGTCTTGACCCTCAGGTCACCAAGACTCG